GTCTAAGACGATATCGTCGACACAAGACGGTCTATATTTTTCTACCCAAGGAATTGTACCCGAATTTGCTTGAATATGAGATATACTCATTAAAGACAATAGTATATATTTGAGATATATCCTTTTATACCAGTTAGTAATTTAGGCTCTATTCACATAACCATATAAATATAGAGAAATATAGAGAAATATAGAGAAATATAGAGAAATATAGAGAAATATAGTCTATAATATTAGAAAACTCATTTATAAAATAATTGAATCGCGTATTTGGATAATTTAAATAAAGAACCTATAATTTATAACCCAATTTACTTTATAGTGAAGTAGTATTAATAACATAGAACGAAATGAATTTAGATATGAAGACGGTGCCGCCTAGTAATAAAAATATACACGGGTATCTAGAGCTGATTGTTGGTTCAATGTTTTCAGGGAAAACATCATATTTGCTCGAAATATACAAAAAGTGTGTGTTTTGTGATATACCGATCGCAGTTATAAATTACGAAGATGATGTGAGGTATTCAGATTCGATGCTATCGACGCACGACAAGAAAATGATACCGTGCATTAAGGCGCGTAAAATATCAGATGCGATGATGCTTGAGTCATCCAAAATTAACAACGCGGAAGTAGTATTAATAAACGAAGGTCAATTCTTTCCAGATATTGAAGAACAGGTGCATATACTGGTGGAGCAGATGAAAAAACGTGTATATATATGTGGGTTAGACGGAGATTTCGAGAGAAAACCAATCGGAAAGTTACATAATCTGATACCATTTTGTGATGAGATTATAAAACTAAAATCACTATGCAGTATTTGCCGAGACGGTACTCCAGGTATTTTCAGTTTCAGGATAACGAATGAAATAGATCAAGTGGTTATCGGTTCTTCAAATTACATACCACTATGCCGAAAGTGTTATAATAACGAAACGATTAAAAAAGAAGAAGACGTGAAAACAATTATATCTACCAAACAATGATATGATATTTACCTTAATGTAGTCATACAATTTGGTTATGTTTTTTATATATGTCTTTAAGTTGTTTTTTGTGTATCAATCGTATATTTCGATTTAAAATCAAATATGTATGATGTATATCATAACATCCTACCTATTATTTGTTATAGATATATAGAACGAATAATGCCGCCGAAGAAAGCATCAAAGGATAACCAGGATGCAGAAACAGTAAACAAAAAAATAAAAACGAAGCGCGCAGCGGCGGCAGCATTGGCGGAAGAAATAAAGGTTGAGAATGAAAGCGCAAATTCAGAAACTGATGAACTAGTAACACCAGACCAGTTTCAAAAGAGTAATGTGAATAAGAAACGTGGTAGAAAACCAAAGGGTGGAAAAATAATGACTAATCTTGTTTCTTCTATATCTGATATTTCAGAAATACCGAACATTATTTTACATTTGAAATGTCATATGTCCGATCTTAAAACAAATGATACAATTGTGAATTATGATTATTCTCCGTCGATCGAAGATATTGAATCTTATACTTCAGTTTCTGCTATTATAAACGGTAGTGATATCATTTCAACTTTTAATACGAATGATGATAATAATGATTATTCTAACTCTGAGATAGAAGAGTATAATTCCGCTAACCCAAAAATGCAATTCAGCAACCAAAACGATATGAATAGTAACTCCAAGACACAACAATTTCATTCAAATAATATCGGAATTATCACATCAAAACAAATAAATAACACATTTCCTATATCAAAAAATCACACACTCGAGACTCCGCTGCACAAAGACAATATTGTGCAACAAGATAGTAGTAAAATTAATATATTGAACGAAAAAATGAACAAAGAAATATCAAAGAAAATAAATAAATTGAAATTATCGTTTCATAATGGTGAATCAGTTCAAACAAAAGGAAACCATAAATCCGCGTGCTTTTGGGATACTTGCGAATTCGATTCTCCTATTCACTATATACCTGCAAACATAATTAATGATACATTTCAAGTATATGGTTGTTTCTGTTCACCAGAATGCGCAATTGCCTATTTATTAAAGGAACAACTGGATACTTCTACTAAATTTGAACGTCTACATTTAATACAGTTGCTATATGGTGGCGTTTCTCAATATGGTAAAGGACTAAAACCGGCGCCAAGTCCACATTTTTTACTCGACAAATATTATGGTAATTTAACGATACAAGAATATAGACAATTATTTAAGAGTCAACAAATGATTTATATTGTGAATAAACCACTCACGCACATTCTACCAGAATTATATGAAGATAATAACGATTTTCTAGTAAATAGTAAGGTAATACCAACAAATAATATGAAACTTAAGAAACGCTACAAAACGATGATTATTCAAAATAATGACTAATACTAGAAAACGCCTATGAAATATTATGAAATATTATGAAATATTATATAATATTATATAAACACACATTATATATGTCGTCAATCGCCACACCTGATACGAAAATAATAGATATATTTATTCGAAAAACCCCGAATGCGAAATATAATACACAATATGGTATAGCATTCGAATGTGTTGAACTAATTCGACGTTTTTTTTCAACTATAAAGGGTTATACATATCCTGACGTGGTTGATGCAGTTGATTTTTTTAACAAGATAAATGAATTAACATCGACCACCCGAAAAGATACTACAATTCCTTTACAAACATATTCTTATCCATATAAGTATACATCTTCCTACTATTTACAACCGGGTTCTATATTGTTCTGGAAATATAAAAAAACAACATTTCCGTATGGTCACGTTGCACTTATATTGGACAGTAATAGTAAAACAACCGTGATTCTTCAGCAAAATCTAAATCCTGCAGTTAAAATAATCAATACAAAGGAACTATTTGATAAGATGAATGATCCGAAAAGTAAATTTCTAGGAATAAAAACGATACCGCCAGAAATTTCAACAAATATAAAGAATATAGAATATCGCGTGATCAGATTATAATTTTGAGTTTGTGTTTTCGGGCAGTTGTGCATCATGTGCCGCTGCTGCAGCCGCAGCCGCATGTGCCTTCTTTTTTTCCATAACTTGCTGATAAATCCGATTCATCTCTTGATTTTTACGAAATGACTCGGATGCTTTATCCATAAAACTTCTTATCTCATTAAACCGAAGTTGATTGGCTGAAGTATGAATTGGTTTTGATTCCTCTACTACTTGTTCTTTTTCAAAACCGCCGCCTTGCCGCTCGCCCTTTATATATTCTCTTACTACTTTAACAATATCATAGTTGTGCCTCTTCAATGACTCGATAATGTCTTCTTCAAGCATATCAGTTTGTCCTTTCACTATCTGAACATAAAGATGTATATGAGATTCGCTTGGTCCACTCCTAACTGGGGGTTGTTCCGGGGTAGACTCGGGAGTAGAGTTTGGATCAGCTGTTAAGTGATTCATTATCGAATTATATTTTGCACTTCTTATATTGTTATAACAATATATCTTAAATATCTTTAATTGAACGAATATCAAAATCTAATATTAATTATAATATACACAAAATTGAAATAAACAATATACAATATGTTATAAATAGAAGAAAGGTTCTTTATTGTTAACGATATTGTTATATTCAATGGAAAAAAGCAACAACACAATCCATCCTTCTGGTAATATCAATATCAATAATAATGAAGAAACGCAACGTGGTGCTGCTAGTAGTAGTGGTCCTGAAATAACAATAAACATACGCCCTTTACTGGAAGATGTATCTGAGTTGATGACTAAACACATTTCTCGAATGCTCGAAGGATTTGTTGGAGATTACACAACATATAAGCAAACTCACGACGCAATTATGGGTTTACCTTGCATTAAACAATTGCAAGATAGAATTCTTATATTAGAGGATCATATTCGTAAGAGCACCAGTGGTAGCAGCAGCAGCAGCAGCACTGAGAGACCGTGCGGAAGTGACGATAATGTTTTGGATTCAGAAGAGCGTAAACGTCAAAACGTATCTGATTACAACGAAGTTCTTAAATTAAAAAAATCGATCGATCAACTAACAGAGCACATTAGGCATCTGGAATCGCAGGTTTCAAATGAAAAGAATGATCACGCTCACACTGACGCCGATGTTGAAAATGAATTGCGCCTTGAAATCCAAGAAACAGATCTTTCTAACAATGAGTCTATCCAAGAAGACAATTCCCATTTTTGCGACACAGTTCAGACAAATAAGATCGTTTATGGTAATAATTCAGCTGATATCACTAATGATGATGATCTCGTTGAATCTGAAGGTAGTGATGAGGAAACCGTCGCCGAAGCCGGCGAAGAAGCTGCCGAAGAACAAGAAGCTGAAGCTGAAGAAGCTGCTGAAAAGGAAGCAGAAGATGATGCAGAGGAAGAGGAAGCTGAAGAAGCTGAAGCTGAAAAGGAAGCTGAAGCTGAAAAGGAAGCTGAAGAAGAGGAAGAGGAAGAAGAAGAGGAAGAAGAAGCTGAAGAGGAAGCTGAAGATGATGCAGAGGAAGAGGAAGAGGAAGAGGAAGCTGAAGAAGCAGTAGAGGAAGCAGTACAGGAAGCTGAAGAGGAAGCAGTAGAGGAAGATACAGATGAAATCGAAGTATCTGAAATAAAAATCAAAGGAAAGAAATATTTCACGACAAACCCACAAAACGGCATTATTTATGCTTGCGTAGATGATGATGTCGGCGATGAGGTTGGCGTCTTTAAGAACGGCGTCGCATTCTTTAACAACAAGAAGTAATCATATAAGCGAATAAATAAAATAATTAGGTATAATATAGATTATTTTTTATTCGCAATAATGATCGAAAAAATATGTCCACCAGCATTACTTTATTTAGGTTTTTCAATGATACAAATCACGATAGACTTATTTCAAGGCGAATATGCAACATCATTATTGAAGTTTATAGTTATGATTATTTTTACAACTATTCTCAATTTAATGTGTTTAAATGGATTGAATAAAATTGTATGGTTCATAGTTCTCATTCCGTTTTTATTACTCACATATATTTCATCTGTGATGTTTTATGTCTTTGGTGTGAATCCGGGAAAGAATAATCTTCGTGTTCAAAAAGGTGGAATGGGACAGCCGCAACAACCACTCCCACAAAAGCAGCAACAACAGCAACAACAGCAACAACAGCAACAACAACCGCAACAACCTGCACCGAGAATGCAACAGCCAAAGGTTTAAATCGCAATGAATATCAATTTGATATAAATATCAATTTGATATAAATACAATTCATAGTATTATACTATATAATTAATATATAATGTACAAAAAACCAACTACGCACACGTTATATCAAACGGGTGTTGCATATCCCTGTTACATACAAAACACATATTCTGAATATGATTTAAGAAGAATTGAAGTTTTTTTTGCGGTGTATATGGTATACGTGATTAGTCCATTATTATATACCGCATATATAACATATAATCCGGATTTAATGAACCGACTATGGAAGATTGTACACAGTGGTATTTTTAATAGCGTGAGTGCGATCAAAGAATTTATCACAAACAAATTAAGGTTATTAATGCGATATTTTGGATATACTACATTTAGCACATATACAATTGTGAAAAATGGTATTGAACTTTACTCTTCGCATTCAGAATATGTAAATATACAAACAACAAGAAAAAACATAAAGAAATATGATATGGCGAAATATAAGGTATGTAAGTGGATTGATTCACAATGCGATCGTTATAAGCTTAAATACAATGAACATCCGGATGTTTCCGATGATAATAATGATATATACGATTTTATTGTTCATACATCATCGGATTACAAACAAGTTCGTATTCATAGAGGAGATTTTAGAATTTCGACACATACACAATTTGAAAAGAATTACAGAACATATTGTAATTTGAACCAAATTGACGATTATGCCGAATTGATCGTTCCAAATATGGATTCTAATGATAATGAGGTAGATGTAGAAGATGAACGAAGAAGTGAAATTATATATATATGTATCAAAGAACCAGAAATATTTTATGTAGAGAAGAATATCTTATTTGATAAGGCATTTTTGAAGTGGTTTTTAATTAACAAATTAAATAGATCGGATATTGCAGATTATATCGGAACGTTTGATTCGAAATACGAGATCAGATTATATAACAAAAATCTAGTACAATTTAATTTTTATGAAAATCAACTATGTACACCTTTTTGCTCTGGTTCGCAAAATACTGAAGTTGCGCAAGAATCTGTAGATGATTCACAGAAGGGTGAAGAATTGAAAAAATATTTTATGATTCTCACATCAGGCGAAAATCTCGTAGTTGGGTCAAAATATTTAGTGAAGCAAGATTCTATTTTGAAATGCCCAATATACACACTAAGAAACAACAATACAATATCAATCGATGACTCTATTAACCAGTACTATTATGAATCGGACTACTCACTGACTGATGATGAGTCTACAGATAATAAAAATAAAAATAACAATAAAAATAACAATACGGTATATGATGATACAGAGCCGAAGGAATGTGATATTATGTGGGAGGATACGGACACTGATGATGATGATGATAACGCCCACGATAATGATGATGGTAATAAATTGACGGATATAGATGAACATGGTATAGAGAATAAAAATATATCACCGACATGTTCTGATTCAATGAATCATATTTCATCTGAATTCGAAATAATTGAATGATAAATAAAGTAGATTTAGTAAAAAAGACAACATAAACGGTATAAAAAAAATTGAATATATAATATACGATGTGTAGTTTTCCATCCACATCATCGAGTGCACCTTTTCGTGAAATGGCGTCTTCAACCCAATATAATTCTAGTAATAACGACGTAGTGTCTGAGACATCTATCAATAGCGGTGGCGGCGGTACGAGCAGTGGTCATACGTTTCATAAGTTGTCGCATAAATGGACATTATGGGCTCATTTACCACATGATACAAACTGGTCAGCGTCTAGTTATAAGAATATATACGAATTTGAAACGGCAGAAGAGGCAATTACTATATTCGAAACATTGCCGCCCAAATTAGTGATGAATTGTATGTTGTTTCTAATGCGGAAAGGTATTGTTCCTATGTGGGAGGATGCGCAGAATCGAAACGGTGGTTGTTTTTCATATAAGGTTGCTAATAAAGAAGTAAATCAAGCGTGGAAACAGCTATCATATGTTACAGTAGGTGAAACAATATCAACAAATCTAGGTGTTCTTCCGTATGTGAACGGGATAACAATTTCACCGAAGAAGAACTTTTGTATCATTAAGATTTGGATGGCGAACTGCGATTTTCAAAACGCGGGAGTCATTCGAGAATTGGAAGGAATAACAGCACATGGGTGTTTGTTTAAGAAACATACACCCGAATATTAATGCATCACGTATCCTGATGACGTGGATGCCCAAAAATAATAACATATCAAAAATATGACTGGTTATTATTTTGTTACATTTACAAATTTAGATATAGAACATACTTATTTACACCATATCATCCCCCAATCTTGTTTTGGAATCGTATTTGATAATTTTGTTTTTATTGTAGAAATATCATAGAAATCGTCATCTTGTGGTCTAAATGTATAATTATCTGCATTTTGAATATAAAATTGGGTAAAACCTAAATTTAATAAATAATCTATACATTTGAATGTGATATCATTTACTTCACTCGCCCATTCAAAACAAAGCAAATTAACTTTTTGAGTTAATGATGTGATACATTCATACTCACCGCCTTCCACATCTATTTTAATGAGATCAGGCATTCCATATTGTTGTATTAATTTATCAATTGTTATTGTTTTACACACAATTTCTCTATATCTGTGATTATAGAACCTTGATGTATCCTTAGTCAACCAGTCTTTATTTATAGTCGATAAACAATCCCAGTCTGCTTGATAAAAAGTTATATCATTACCATTATTAGCACATACTGCATAATTAAGTAAACTTATTTTATCATTTTTACAGTTATTTACTAATTTATTAAATGTTATAGGTGAAGCTTCTATTGCTATTATTTTATCACATTGGCTAATATTTGCTAAACTCCAATTACCGACATTCGAACCAATATCAAAATACATTATATGTTTATATGATGTATTTTTATTTTTATTTTGATTTTTATACTTACCGCATTTGATTCAACTTCGATGCGATGCGATGCGATGCGATGCGATGCGATGCATATTAACTGCTAGGTAACGGCGATAAGCATAATTTGATAGTCCCAAGCGACGCAACGTAGTATTTCACAACAAGAGGCATATCATTATCTAAATACATCTCGATTTGACTACACAAATTGGTGCACTTAATAAAATATCCAAGATTCTTTAGAGAGAATTCACCTTGAATCACCTTACCCGAATCTTTTTTATGCAGAAACTCCATACTACCATCTGATTCAACTCGCCGCACTTCTGCAGTTGCGAATTGCCCAGAACACCGAAATATTAACTCATTCCCAACAGATTTTATCTCTAGCTTTTCTGAAATACACGACAAATCTCGAATAATCTTCTGAAAATCACCAGATGGTAAATTGATAACGCTTGAAAATGCGACTTCGGGTTCAACCAACTCCTCTAAATCAGGTTCAATCAAACGCAATTTCTGAGTTTTACACTGTTTAATATCGCCATTCTCAAACTTTAATCCTAGATACGATACAACACCATCATTATAATCTTTCTTTTCAATGTAAATAGTTAGAGTATCATCATTATCGATTGAATTAATCAACTTGAATAAATGAAACATATTCACGCCAATGATAATCTTATCCAAACTACATTCGTAAAGCTCAAAATTCACCGCCTCTAGAAAAAGATGCGCCAACATCGTATGTGATTTATCCATATTGATGATACGAATTCCATCCTTTTGAAATGTGATATTTGTCTCTATTAAGATCTCTTTTAGAGCACCCATTAGTGTTCGAACCGGCGCAATTTGAACTGTTTTTATAGTAAGTACATTATCGCTCATCGCAGATGAGCCACCACTACTACCTGTTGTGAAGGTAGGTGCGTTAAAACCCGAAAAATTCATTCACTCTTTACTTGTTTAGACATTTAAATCTTTATATCTATTTTATGAAAAAATAATATAGTAATATAAATGGCGATAATAACTAAACGAAAATATAATACATATGCAAAAAAAAAATCATTTAAGAAAAATGCAGGTAAACGTGCAAAAACAATGAAGTCAACGAAACCCTCTACAATTTTTACAAACTATGATGTTAAGACTGTGAAAAACGGCGAAATACGCATAGATAAGCGTATAGGCAAAGAAGGAGATGGATGGATACGTATAACCATACGTGGCGCACCTTACGAGCGCGGGTTCGCTCATGGACAATTAGCTGCACATTTATTTCCGCACGTTTTTCACGTTATGTCTTTTTTATGCAGAGAAGGTTTTGGGCGCGATATTGATTTCTTCTACGAATTATGCGATGACTTTTTCCAGCCGATAATCGAAAAGAGATTTCCGAAGATATTCCAAGAAATGAAGGGCATCGCCGATGGTGCGAAAATACGCTTATCGCAAGTAATATTTATAAATATGTACATGTCTATCTCATATTTTTATTCACATATGTTACGGTATATAGACACGCCAAAATATCGAAAAAAATATGCTGATGTTATTCGAGATGAATATGCGATATCAGCAAACCCAGCAGAACTCGCATCAAGAAACGCGCGATTAAATGAATTCAAGGATAGATGCTCATTAATTATGGCTGTTGGACCGGATTGGACAAAGGACGGCGGAATTGTATGCGGACATTCATCGTTTAGCAACTTTTTAGATGGACAATTTTGTAATATTATTCTGAGAATTGAGCCGGAAACAGGAGACGGGCATTCCATCGTTATGCAAAGTGTAGCTGGTGGGGTTTTCAGTATGACTGATTTTTTTGTTACCAGCGCCGGAATCATTGGTTCAGAGACAACCATTAATGGATTTAATGCATATGAACTAAGAGACCCTATATGTTGCCGTATTCGCGAATGTATGCAGTATGGTAACACTTTGAATGAATATGCCGAGAGATTACAAAAAGGTAATTCTGGCGATTATGCGTGCTCGTGGATGTTCGGCGATATTCATCGCAAGGAGATAATGCGAATCGAGCTTGGTTTAAATTATGTGAATATTGAAACAACCAAAAACGGGGTATTTGTCGGGTTTAATTCTACCTATGATGAACGCATACGCCTTATCGAATGCAATACGTCACTATCGTCATCCGTAAATAACTCATCGTCAGTTGGAAATGTTGATTCTGTCGGTTCTTCAGATTTTAGGAATGTCGCATCAAGTATTGGTAATCGGCGTGTTCAACTAGAAAAATTAGCAGAAAGATATAAGGGTAAAATAGACACAAATATCGCGATGAAAATATTATCTGATCACTACGACAATTATATTGGAAAGACGGTTGCTAATATGCGAACAGTATGCAAACACGTATACACAGACAAAGACGCATCTACTCCATTTAAACCAGTTGGCGCATATGACGGAAAAGTAGTCGATAGCAGACTCGCAGAAAAAATGACCTTTCTAGCACGATGGGGTCCACCTTGTGGCGCGTCATTCATTGTGAAAAAACATATAGAAAAATATCCTGTATGGAAAGACTGGAAAGAATATTTGGTTGATTTACCGAAACGACGTTGGGTAGAGGTCTAGATAACACAGACGTCCAGGCAGTGAAATAAATACGACACTGAATAGTTATAATTTATATAGCGTGTCGTTAACCAATGTATATAGTTATCAATTTGTATTCAAGTGTAGTCTATGTCTCGCATATACCATAATAGATGTATATTATTGTATATGTATAATTTATATTATCAAACAGGTTATGTCTGCAGCTGCTTCTGCTGCTTCTGCTGCTTCTTCTTCTTCTGCTTCTGCAGCTAAAAGTATAACTGAAAAAATACCAAAGGATATAATCGATAAATATAAACCTAGACGTGCAGACAGTTTAGATAGCAATCCGAAAGCGATATTTTATGAAGGGACTCACCCTAACCCTATTATTGGGTCTGTTATTATAAAAAAAAGAACCATACCCCCTGAAACCCGCGATATTATAAAACTTTCTATCAACAAGTATAAAGAAATATCAGGTAAACCCGGTTCTGAAACTATTTGTAATTTAATAGAATCAATTGAAGATGGTAAGGATATATGGTTGATTATGCAAAAATGTGGATCCCAGGACCTTTTTACATATTTAAATAATGTCCGTGAACCATTAACAATTGATGATGTATTAAACATTGCGTGTGATATATTACAAGCAATCATATTTTTGAATCTTAATAAGTTAGAACATTTAGACATAAAACTCGAGAATGTAACAGTAGAAATTAAAGATGGTAAAGTGAAAGCATATTTAATTGATATGGACGATATTGGAATAGACAATATTCTTGGTATACTTAGTGATAACCCTACATTTGCGATCAAAGAAAATACAGCTATTCCAATCTCTGATTTTGTTACAGAAAATGATCGTATTCATCCAGACGAGATTGCTAGTATAGAAGACTATAGTAATAAACAACTCTATAGTCAAGAAGAGCCACACGTATGGACAATCCCACGTAGATATAGAACCGCAATTATACGTAAAGATGCATCTATATTAAAAAGTTACCGGGATAACCAAGTCTTACGTAATTATAATGATATATTCGGTTGGTGCATAATATCTATGACTTTGATTAAAAGATGTACTTATCAAGATTTACCATCATTAATGTTTAATAAGAAGACCTTATCTAAGTATAAATTAGATATTTTTAAAATGCTAGTATTATCGATGTTTACACCAAACTGCGGTAAGATTCGTGATATAGTTATGGTACCAATGGATAACGATAATATAGTTATTGATACACATTATTGTGAAAAAATTATAAGAGGATTAACATTGTTATCAAATATAGAATCCAGTAATATGGTATTAATTCCAGATAGAGGTATAAAAAAACCAAATTATCAATTGGGATATATACTAATCAAGAAACTAATTTTTTTTGAAGAAGCTACTATTGAATCATTGATAAAAAATATTCCTGATGAATTTTTCAATGGAGTTTCTCCGGCACAGGCAAGGGCGCTTGGTCCTCCTGAGGCAAAGGCTGCTGCGGATGCAAAGGCTGATGCGGATGCAAAGGCTGCTGCGGATGCAAAGGCTGCTGCGGATGCAAAGGCTGCTGCGGATGCAAAGGCTGCTGCGGATGCAAAGGCTGCTGCGGATGCAAAGGCTGCTGCTGAGGCAAAGGCTGCTGCTGAGGCAAAGGCTGCTGCTGAGAGAGAAAATCAGCTGAATGAACGTATTAAACAGCTGGAGGCAGAAAAGGCTGCTGCAAAGGCTGCTGATGCTGAGAGAGTAAATCAGCTGAATAAACGTGTTGAAGAGCTGGAGGCAGAAAAGGCTGCTGCTGAAGCGAAGGCTGCTGCGGATGCAAAGGCTGCTGCGGATGCAAAGGCTGCTTCAGACGATGAAAAGAGAGTAAAACTCGCAGAAGCGCAATTGGCTTACCAATATCAACAGGATCAACAAAATATCCAACGAAGGGCGAATAATTTACAAGCTATAGGTGGTTTTCGTAAAACCAAAAATAGTAATAAAAAATTCACAGTAAAAAAGAAATCTATCTACAGAAAAAGTAAAAATAATAAGAAATATAAAAAAATATAAAATATGAGAAAACAAAATATTCAATAATGGAAACTGGTATTACTAAAGAATATATAAATTATTAGAATAAATAGCAAAAAGTTATGAACTAATATAATTATTTATACATCCGGAAAATTCCCCATATACTTTTATATATGCACAATTGTAATTTCCATTTTTTAGCGAAGGAATCTGTGGGTCGTCTTTTACATCCATCAGAAGATTATATACTCAGCAAATTGTAAAAGCAAATCAACGAGCTTCAGACCCCGGATAATTATCTTGAATATACTGATCTATATCACTTTGTGTATATAAGAAATTTATTCGCAATACTTTATTAATTAACTCGCATACCCTAGAATTACTAATCTCAAACCCTCCTAATCGTAAGGTGTTTCCAGTACAATACATTTTTGTACCATCTTCATCCCGTTCAATATGAAACTTAGCAAATATTTCCCATACAGTTGGATTCGCGGTGAAATCAATATAACAAATACGTGCTATTCCATTTTCTTCTAACATATTAAAAAGTAAATATTTTATCTGATTTAATTGTGTATCAGTATATGTTTCGATATTTATAATAATATGACTTAAAAAATCGCGATATACTTGATGAACACCTCCTGGACCCATATCCGTACATATCCATTCATTACGTTCTTTACTAAATTTTGGATGCATTAAATGAATGAAATCCGGCATAAATATATTTCCGCAAGTAATCCAAAAATTGCTATAATATTTTCCACTGCGTAATAAACTATCAAAGTTATCAAAATAGTATTCTAAAAAATTATGTATTAGTGGATTAGGTTTGTTGTTAAGATAATTCTTTATTTTAATAACAGGTCGATAACTATCAGCATTCATAGTAACACTACTCGTAATAACAATAACAATAATAAATATATATCTACTTATATAAATACTCCACACAATATATAATTATAATACGAAACAATAATAAAAATAAATATATGTGATAATCATAATAACCTATCGTTTCGACAAATATGGATGCGTTATCAAATACTTATAATAAAATACCTATAACAAAAATGAATGTTTCTCTCGAAGATACGATAGATATTCTCTCGAAACTATGGAAAACATCTGCAGATATTTCAGGAAATGAACATATTCTCGAGAGAATCCATTATTATATCAAGGATCAGTTACCAATAATGATAAAAAACTATACATCAACCCATATGGAAAGAGAGACACGTAAGAAATCTCTCGAACTCATATCCGAAGAGTTTATAGAAACATTTTTAAATCGTAATAAATATTACTATTCTCATCATTCTGAATTATACTTCACATATAACCAAGTGAGATATTCGATTATAAATGAGGATGAAATACATCACAGAATATTAACAGATATAACAAATCAAAGTATGAAATCTCTCGGAGATGTAACAACAAATATATCAACCTGGAAATATAAAATAAAAAACAGAATCATAAAAAATATACAAGAACGGGATATTTTGAAATCGATACCTGAATCGAACACGATTCAATATGTGATAGGGCAAATATACCCTAAATTATTCAGAACACGCGATCACGCTAAATATTTTCTAACATTACTTGGTGATGTTTTATTGAGAAAATCGGCACCCCTCATCTATTTTATTCCGGCAATCGCGAAAGAGCTAATAAAAGATTTGGCTGCAGAATGTGGAAGTTTATTCGGGAGTAATGCATTTAATAGTGCGTTTAAGTTCAAATATTATGAACATACCTATGCGGATTGTCGCGTTGTTAACTTTCAGATGGTGAATATGAAGGCGCATAATTCAGCAACATCATCAGATGTGATACGTAGTTCAGATTTACAGTTATCAATTATTGATTTGTTCTGCGTTGCATCACATTATTCTCAACGATATGGGAATGCAGATGAATTTTTAATGCGTCAATGTAAAACACACGAAGTTAGAGATCACGCCTGGTTTTTTAAGACACGAACCGAGAATCAAATTATCGACGAATTTATGAAATTCGCAACAGAGCCATCATCATCAGCTGATTGTGGGATAACTTGGAACAATATGCTTTATTTATGGAAAATGTATTTGAGTGAATTTCAGATACCGAGTATGATTTTTAATGCAGTATTAAAAACTAGGATCACAGAATATCTGTATGGTACTAGTAGTATCGGCGGAAGTCACAATGAAGAAGATATCGATCATCATAATACGCTCCAAATACAACCCACCGATATATTCACAAATATAACAAGTCGACATCTACCAATAGTGAGTAAATTTATTAGTTTCTGGAATGATACATGTATAGTAAATGATTCAGAGATTGAAATGGAAATAGATGAATTATCTACATTATTCACGGAATATCTCTCGTCATCCGAAATAACAACCTACGATACAAACGATAATTTGAAATATATTACGACGAATACGCAGTCAATGGTAAATACAAGCTATTATAATATAACAGATGCTGCGATTCTTGGTATGATACGTCATTTTTTTCCGGATGTTACCATTGAAGATGATAAATATTTAATCAATGTTGGTTGCAATATGTGGCGTAAAAACTATGATATACGTGTGTGTCTTGATTTATTCAAAATTCACTGTTCTTCAAATAGTATCTCTATTTCGCAACCGTTGTATAACGCGTATGAATATTATTGTAGTAAATGTTATGAATCAAAAGATCGTCGGGCTGTGAGTAAGCGATACTTTGAAAAGTACTTACTCGAAGAATATTCGGGATATGTGGATGCGAATGGATTGATTACTACCGCATTCTGGATGCAAGATGTAGATGTTGTAGATAAATAAAGATAACATTATTTATCACCTCTAGAGCGACAAACCTTATAATAAAAATTATGTAAAATAATATGCGAGTCATCTCTTGCCTCTGGGTGAAATAACAAGCCAAATACTCGACCTTTTTCAAATTCAAATGCGCATGCTCGGCGCGTCTTATCTCGAAATGTGAACCACGCGATTTCTTTAATGTGTTTCGTCTCTGCGGTTGCAGCACTATGACTGTCGTTTATAATTGGTAAATCGTGAAAGTTAAAGTGTGTGTCTTGTATTTTTTCACATCCTTCGAATAACATATGAACTTTTAAGTCTACTTCAGTAGAAAGTTCGCCTTTAAAATACGTATTATATTGAATAAGTGAACCGCCGTAATAAACCATTAAAAACTGGCTACCGTGACATATTCCCAAAACAGGAACTTTCGGAAAATGAAATAAATAATATAGTTCTAACTCTAATTTTGGTTGGATTTTATCTAAAGAAATACGCATATTCCCGCTAGATCCTGGAATAATGATACCTTCAATATCGGTACGTTTCGTTATTTCTGGATCGCATTTTTTCACAGTCATAAAGGGTATATTCATATTACGTAAACAAGAATATAGTTTTTGTATATTATCAATTGCATCTAAATGGATTTCATTTGTTACGATCAAAATCATTCAATAAATAATCGCCAAATACGGTATCAATAACCTTTTTATATATAATTATAGAAGTTATATATAATAATAAAATACATTCATAAATTTACCTTCTACGAGTATTCACAAGACGATGACGCTTTCCAGTTTTATCGTTAATCTTGATCGCGCCGAACTTGCCTTTACGAGCGGTGTAACCATACTTACGAAGACGATTCTCTTTCTTAGCAGTCCTGTGCTTCTTTGCAGAAACAATACGACCATTCTTATTGAAGATTAAGTCGGTTTTGCAGAGACCACCTGGCGTTTTGTAAGCAGTACCGTGCCATACTTGAGCCCGAGATCCCTCTAACATCTCGTATTTTTGTCCATTCATATGATAATAACCATCATCGCCTCTATCACAACGCTTCACCATTTTCTAAAGTTGCTTTATACTACAACATTAGAAAAAATAAAATACGCAGAAGAACTATTCACAATATTATGCCTAAATATAATACAATTAAAACGCGTTACGAATTGGTTCGCCATATCCATTTGGGGCGCCGTACCAACTTCCAAACGTGTTTGTTTTATTCACTGAATAAAAACTCTTACCACCTTTTAAAGCGGAACCAGCCCGTATTCGTTGCGCAAAACGCATTTTTTTAGAAATATTGGTATCGTTTGTAGCCGTAGCCATCCCAGCGGTTGGATTTGTAAGAGTTGGACATTTCGTATAGGGGGTCCGGTCGCGGTCATTTAAGTTCAATACTATATCGCTACATATACCAGTATTTAGCCGATAACGTGGTGCGTGAGACATTTATAGAATTCGTATTATTAGTATACAATATATCCACAATAAAATTGAAAACGAATTAAACATTTACGATAATATAAACATAGGCATCCTCACATCGTAACCTTTGCGAGTTATTACTGAATAATTCTTTAAAAGTATAAAATGTCTGTACAAGCAACAAGTGGCGAAGTGAAAATACAAAAAAAGGTAAAAAAAACATCTGCTGCTGGAGGAGGAGAATCTGCAGCGGGAAAAGATAGTGATGAACTTAACAAATACCAAAAAATGACGGATCGCGAACATATATTGCGAAAACCAGACACATATATCGGGTCAATTGAGACTACCGATACGACTGAATATGTGATGGATGATAATATTGTTGGTGTTGTTGGTGTTGATGGTGTTGATGCCGCTGCATCTGCTGTATCATCAGACTCTGCGCCAAATACCGTTCTTCTTCCTAAACTAAATCGCCGCGCAATCACATATATTCCTGGACTATACAAACTCTTCGACGAAGGGATGGTGAATATGCGAGATCACGTTGTTCGACAAGCACAAGCCATATCCGACGGAAAACCAAACGCGCTCCCAGTGACGTCTCTTGAAGTGGAGATTGATCCAAATGACGGAACAGTCCACCTTACGAATGATGGTAACGGCATCGATGTTGCGCAACATCCAGAACACAAATTATGGATTCCCGAAATGATCTTCGGGCATCTTCGAACATCGACCAATTATGACGAGAACAAAAAGGAGAAAATTGTTGGCGGGAAAAACGGATTTGGTTTCAAGTTAGTGCTCATTTGGTCGACGTGGGGTAGAATTGAAACAGTTGATCACGTGCGCGGACTTAAATATGTGCAAGAATTCCGAAATAATTTATCAGAGATTGAACCACCGGTTGTTACGAAAACAAAAGTCAAACCATATACACGCGTATCATTCCGCCCAGACTACGCGCGATTTGGTATCGCGTCAAACAATTTGACTAAAGATATGCTAGCATTGTTTTTGAAACGGACATACGATATCGCAGCAGTAACAGACAAGAGTATCAAAGTGAAATACAACGGCACTCTCATCCCTGTGAAGCATTTTCAGCAATATGTCGACTTGTACATTGGTGGAAAGGGGGAGACAAAACGCATATATGATAACCCTGATCCGAGGTGGGAATATGTTGTATGTCTTACGCCGACGGATGAATTCAGTCACGTCTCTTTTGTGAATGGTATATATACACCAAGAGGTGGAAAACACGTTGAATATATCACAAACCAGATTGTGCGAAAGTTGGCGGAACTCATCAAGAAGAAGAAGAAAGTGGACGTGAAGCCGAATACAATCAAAGAGCAACTGATGCTTTTCTTGCGCTGCGATATCGAGAATCCGTCATTTTCGAGTCAAACGAAAGACGAGTTAGGAACTGCTGTTGCTAACTTTGGATCAACGTGTAAAGTAAGCGACGATTTTATCGAAAAGCTATCGAAGATGGGTGTGATGGACGCAGCGTGCGCACTCACAGAGGTGAAAGATACAAAGGCAGCTAAGAAGACTGACGGTTCAAAGACGCGAACAATTCGCGGTATTCCAAAGTTGATAGACGCAAATTATGCAGGAACACCCGACAAATCGGCTTTATGCACTATTATTCTGTGTGAGGGTGATTCAGCAAAGGCGGGGATTGTTTCTGGTTTGAGTAAAGAGGATAGAAATTTCATTGGTGTTTATCCAATGAAAGGTAAACTGTTTAACGTTCACGGTGAGACGACAAAGCGAATTTCGGAGAATCGTGAGATTGCTGAGATCAAACAGATATTGGGTCTTGAAACTGGAAAAACGTATACACCAGAAGATGTAGCAACGCGACTTCGATATGGAAAGGTATTATTTATGACGGATCAGGATTTGGATGGTGCACATATTCAAGGACTGGGAATTAATTTGTTCCAGTCAGAATGGCCATCACTCACAAAGATACCAGGATTTATTGGGTTTATGAATACGCCGATTTTGAAGGCGAGGCGTGGGCAACAAGAACACGTATTTTATAATGATGGCGAGTTCGAAGAGTGGAAAAAACAGTTTCCAAACTCGATAGTTCCAGCTAGTTGGAACACGAAATATTATAAAGGTTTGGGAACAAGTACAGGGAAAGAGTTCAAAGTGTATTTTGAAAACAAGAAGATTGTCTCGTTCGTGCATACTGGACAACACTCAAATGATCAATTAGATATGGCGTTTAACAAAAAGCGCGCAGACGATAGAAAGAAATGGTTGTCTACATATTCGCGTGAAGCGTATCTTGATACGTCTAAGCCGGAAATCCCGTACGAAGAATTTGTAGACCGTAGTCTTATTCACTTCTCAATTTACGATAATGCGCGATCAATACCGAATTTGATGGATGGTCTTAAAATTTCTCTGCGTAAAATCTTGTATTCTGCCTTTAAAAAGGGTGGTCTGAAGACAGAAATTAAGGTGGCGCAGTTTAGTGGATATGTTTCAGAACATTCTGGATATCATCACGGTGAGGCGAGTTTGAATGCGGCTATTGTAGGATTAGCGCAGAATTTTGTGGGAAGCAACAATATTAATTTATTCGAGCCAAATGGTCAGTTCGGAAGTAGAGCTTGCGGTGGAGACGACTCTGCGAGCGAAAGATACATTTTCACGCAGTTGAATCGTCTCACTCGTCTTATATTTCGTCAAGAAGACGACGCGGTGTTATCTTATATTAATGACGACGGACAATTGGTGGAACCAATCTATTATGCTCCGGCGATTCCGATGATTCTTGTGAATGGAACAAAGGGTATTGGAACTGGATTTAGTACAGATGTTATGCCGCATAATCCTCTTCAAATCATTCAATATATTCGCGCTCTGCTTAACGAAACAAGCGTGAATGACCGTCCAGTGATTGAACCTTATTTTAAAGGATTCAAAGGAACGATTCGAAACATTGGTACTGCTGCTAGTGAAACTAGTACGCCGGCGATTTCGCCTCCAGCGATTTCGCCTCCAGCGAAATATATTATCAAAGGTGTATATGAGATCATCGCAGACCGTAAGGTTCGGATTACTGAATTACCGATTGGAACGTGGACCGATGATTATAAGCAGTTCTTGGAAAAGTTGATGGATGCAACACAGTCGACTGCTGGAGGAAGTGCTACACCTCCTGTACTCAAGGAATATGTAGATATGTCGACTGATACAATCATCGATATAACTGTTACGTTCCATACTGCATACCCACACACACCGAAGGAGTTAGAAATGGCTATTATCGATGCGGAAGCAGGTACAAACAAACTGGAAAAACTACTTGGGTTATTCACAACGCAAAGCACCACAAATATGAATCTTTTCGACCCCCGCGAAAAACTAAGAAAATATGCGACAATCTATAATATCATCGACGATTATTTCGCTGAACGCTTAGAGTTATATTCTAAGCGAAAGATCGCAATGTTATCCCATTTGGGTAACGAGCTTCGTATCTTAACAAACCGAGCAAAATATATTCAGGAGGTACTTGACGATAAGCTGGAATTGAGAAGACAAACGAAAGAAGCTGTATTTGAGAAGATGACTGCACACGGATATGAACACATTGACGGAGACGAAGAATTTAAATATTTACTGAAAATGCCGATGGATAGTGTTACCGATGAGAACGTAAAGAACCTTCTGATGGAACGCGATAATAAGCGTAGACAGTATCAAGAATTAACTGATACAACGATTCAAAATCTGTGGCGTAAGGATTTAGATGAACTTGAGCAAGAGTATCGTAAATGGGTATCAGATGGTAGCGGAAGTGAAAGTGGTGGAAATGCAGCAGGCGGATCAGCATCATCAGGGGCTACAAAAAAGAAGATTGTGATGAAGAAGAAGGTAGCGGAACAATAAATAGAGGAGTATAACATGTTAACGAATAATAAATAAAATATTTTTTATTATTCAACTGATCAATATACAATAGAAGTACTCCTAAAAGTGGTAATAGAATACATTCAAGATAGTTTAGTCAATAACGAATGAACAAAGATTAAGAAGATCAACCAAAAACTTAAAACCACGGCTTTAACTCAAGAGTTTTATGCTTGTAATCAGAAAAATTCGGACGAGACATCGGCGTATACATATTACTCACGTCGCGCTTATACTGAACGTATCCTTCAGCCTCTCCGTGTATACGTGGAATGCAGTATTCATAAACAAGATTATTAAGCTCAATAATTTGCCCGCGAATATCTGTAGGAGCATTCGTAGAATTTTGGAGATATATAGTACGCATTATGATACGCAATGTATCACAATCCTGTTCACCAATAACATATTTTCCATTGGATCGATTATACACACCAGCGCGAATTCCATTTTGAATGATTTGCATATTTTCTTTGCTAAAATAAGCATTTGAAAGAGGAGTATTCTCCCATATACCATTTAGTGCATCTCTATAAGTAACACATTGATGAACAGGATTTTTATCGTATAGTGCGAATTGATCTTGAATAGGGGGGGTTATAATATCCAGACGCCCATTTTTAGGCTGCCCTATAATAGTATGTTCAGGTAATTGTTTATATGCGTAATGATTCATAACTAATTATTTTATTTATAATCTATTATATTATATTAAATTTATATATTATATATAATAGTATTTCATTATATTCTTTATTCATAAGTAAATGGACGATTATATTTCCCAATCAAAAAATACAGGTTCTTCTGCATTTGGAAGTAGCGGAAGCGGCAGCGGAAACGGCAGTGGAAACGGTAGCGGAAGCAGCACAGGATGGTTTAGCAATTTTTTTAATTTAACAATACAGAAGATGGCTATTTTGCTAGCCGGGATCGCACTTGTGATATCAACAATCACAGTTGCGATTTTATTATGGAAATCAAAAAATTCGCAAAAATGGCCGCCGGAGATTTCAAGATGTCCTGATCGGTTTAAGTTAGATAGTGGTGGTACAACTTGTAGTGATCCATATGGACTATATAGTGGTTCTATTAATTCAAGTACAGATAACTGTGCTAATTATACGACAATCCAAAATAGTAAGTACGCAAACACAAATCTTAGTGCGGGTTATATTCCGTGGGAAGGTGTATTAGACGGTGAAAAATCAAGAAGTTCAAGTTTAAAATGTTAAAATATTTTGTATACAAAAGTATTCAATACAAAATATCTATATCTACGATAGTAATAATAAATCACTATACTCACATTCACATTCACATTCTAAGAGAACCGGGAGCAGCCATCGAAGCATTTTTCGCGGCAGATGGAAGCGAATCACCAGCACCAGAACCGTTCAGAAATGTGCCGGCTTTCATATTACCAGTTACGCACATAGAATAAAATAAACGAGATTGATAATACATAAGACCATATACCAAAATCATCAAGAAGGAATATAAAACACTCATAAGAGTAACTTTACTTCTAAACAACATAACAAGCGAAACCACGAATCCTAAAGCAGCAACGATGAGAAAAATAAAGTTAACAACTGTGAGCCAGTAAAACAAGGCGCAATAATCCTTGTCTAGAGGTGCGAAAAAATCAGAAAGACCGTTATTCATCGTAATACGATAGAAAGAATTATACTATATGAAATCGTTTATAATATAGATAAAGAAAAAAATGCAAAACGTTTGCGATATTCAGTGATTCTAAATATCTTAGATAATAATAATAGCGAATCGAATAGATTAAAACATAAAAGAATAATAACAGAATAATCTACAAGATGGGTGATGTTAAACAAACAATGAAATCAACGAATATTAATAATAATAGTAAAACAAGCACATTGCTAGAATTAAACGTGAACAAAATATTGGGGCGTGAAGCAATATACAATAATATAAAAGACTTTCTTCAAGCTTTTCAACAAAATAAAAAAGATTTGACGTTTAAAAGAGGCATATATATTTATGGTGCGCCAGGATCAGGTAAAACAGAATTTGTGAATAGATTATTAAAAGACTTAAATTATGATATCATAAAATACGATGCAGGAGATATACGAAATAAATCAATAATTGACTCGATAACTCAGCATAACATATCAGACAAAAATATTATGTCTGTATTTCAAAAAAAGGTACAAAAAATAGTTATTGTTATGGATGAACTAGATGGGATGAATAACGGTGATAAGGGTGGTATAACATCACTCATAAAACTAATACGACCTAAAAAAACGAAAAAACAGAAACAAGAAGAAATTACGATGAATCCAATTATATGCATAGGCAACTATCATATCGACAAAAAAATAAAAGAATTGATGAAGGTAAGTCACGTATATGAACTAAAAACGCCGACGATACAACAAATGAACCACTTAATCGATATAACAATCCCAAACATAGATAATATTCTGCGCAAGAATATAACGATATTTATTCAAGGTAACCTAAGAAAATTAAATGCGATTATTGAAATGAACCAAAAACAACACGAACTATTACAAACAACCATATTACAATCTATATTTCAGCCAAAAACATACAATGAAGACAGTAAAAAGATCACACAAAAAATAATTAATACATCATTTCCTATTTGTGAGCATAATAATCTTATAAATGAAACAGACCGCACAATTATCGGATTGTTATGGCACGAAAATATAATTGATGTACTTGAAAAGTTTCCGATAGAGTCGTCGATTCCGTTTTATCAGATATTATTAGATAATATATGTTTAGCCGATTATTTTGACCGTATCACATTTCAAAAACAGATATGGCTATTTAACGAATTGTGTTCTTTGATTAAGACATTTTATAATCATCATTTGTATCATAATGCATTTACTAAAAAGCCGAAGTATAATCCGACAGAAGTTAGATTTACAAAAGTTTTAACAAAGTATAGCACAGAGTATAATAATTCGATTTTCATACAAAATTTGTGTATGCAATTATCGATGGATCAAAAAGATATGTTCGCATTTTTTTTGACGTTACGAAATCAATATTCGGAAGAAGAAATACCTCGTTTACTTGAAACTTATGAAATCACAAAATTAGATATTAACCGAATCTATCGGTATTTAGACAAATATTTATTAAAAGGAGCAGCGGATTCTGAAACAGTCCGTACAGAATTAGAATGTGATGATGAATTTAGTGAAAATGACGATTGAATTCTATTTTGCGCGTTTAATGTGATATGAAAAGATATAAACAATATACAAAATTATAGTAGTAGAATTATTGAAATGGGTGCTACAATCTCATATGATACAAAATACAAGATTAGTATGGATGTTGAAGTAGAATGCCTCACACTGCAATCTGCTAAACCTGCTTCCCATAAAAAGAATGGTGGCGGTGAAAAACGATCTGTAAAATTTGATAAAACACATCATAATGAGCATTCAGGTAGCGAATCTGAGTCAGCAGGAACATCATCTGAAAGTGACGATGAACGCCGTGATAGAGACAAACATAGTAATAGCAGCGATAGCGATAGCGGAAGTGGTAGCGGAAGTGATGATGAGCTTAAACGTGTTACTGTTAAGATAACACCTGATATTGCTGGGTATATTCGAAGTTATGTTCGTGGGAAAGAATTTATGGAAATATTGGATGAACTTACTGAATTTGATCTTGAACCATACGGTTATATGAAAGATACATCGTTGGTATTCGATAGTCAAACCGTATCTTATGATCCAGAAAATAAGTGCATTGAATCAGTTGGCGTGTGGGATTATATTCCACCTAAAAACTCATCAAAGAGTAAGAAAAAGACCACAAATAACGAGTATGATATGGACGGAGGAAGAGACTCATCCAGCTCTAGTCGAAACAATAAACGTAAGCATCAACGGGATGAGGATGATGGAAATAGGACATTATCTGAATATAAAACGAAGGAAGATGAGGTCGATTCATCTAATATTCTGAATATTCTTCGAGAGAATTTTAATGTAGCCAGTAAGAATAACGAATTTATAATTCACGAAACAAAAACGAATATGCTTATGTTGAATATTACCAGTGTAGATATTTCTAAGGTATAAATGTAGAACACGTAGTCATCGTTCACCATAACAACAGCACCAATTCGATTTAGATTTTTTTTGGGATTCTTTTCTTTTATTAAGTTTATATTGTTTGTAAGCATAATATTCTGCGATCTCTTCTTCGATAATACGTTGTGATAATTCTTCCATAGAAGGTGTTTTTTCCACCTGAGGGTATCGTTCCATTATTGACTATAACTAATATAATTATTATAACTAATATAATAATTATAATTATTATATAAATATACATTATAACCTCTAGAAGTAACCACCCACTACCACCCCACCTCAAACCAGACCTCTATACTATATCATTACCATAAATGATTCTTGAAATAGTAGGTATATTCATATCTATCGGTATATTGACTGTTTCTTATAATAATATCCGCAATAAGAATAATAACAATAGATAATGTTCACATCATAACTGTATAATGTTCACATCATAACTGTATAATGTTCACATCATAACTGTATAATGTTCACATCATAACTGTATTAGCGTTTGGATCCGTATTTAGATCATCTAATAACTTACGAAGATTACGATTTTCATCAAGTAACTCCTCGTATCGTTTTATAAAATCAGCTGAACACGAATTTTGAAGTTTATTGCTTGTATCTACATTATTATTATTTTTTACCTCAACAACTTTAATATCAGAATCATCATCATTATCTGCTATATTTTTTCGAAGTATATGCAACTCATATTGAAGTTTACGTATCTCTTCGTTCATCTCAATAATTTGGTTATCACGTGATTGAATATCTATTTGTTGTTTCTGCATAATATCTACTACCTGACGATTCGTTAATGCGATTGGTTCTTGTCCTGGCTGTTGAATAATAATCTGTCCATTATCTGCGCCGGCAGCATTCTGTCGTGCATACTCTTCTGCGTGTTTCGCTCGGTCCCGTTCTATCTGTATGGTTTGTGCGATAACATCTGGCTTCATTTCCGGTCTACCAGGTAAGTAATCCAACAATAATTTCTCCAAGTCAACCATATAAAACTTACGAAGATTTGGATCTTTAATAAAATCCATAACACGTTTTGGTGTATCTCTCACAACTTGCGGGTTCGCATTTACTAGTAATTTTCTCTTATCAAAAGTATTATGTTCGTGTGAGAAAACCAATATAACCTTCATCGGGTTTAATTGTACAAATGGTACAGTATAATCTTTTAAAAATGCGCGCTCTTCAGCCAAACACGCATCATCATTATATTTATGCTGTTTCAACAATTTTCTCTTAAACGCAAATGTTCCTGCAGTCGCGTGATTCGGACCATAAGGACCAAATTTTTTCATTTGGTTAATATGCTTAAAATAAATATATATTTCACTTGAACCAGCACATAAGGCATCAGGATGAGTAATAAGCATATGAACCGCGTGTGATACTCGCTCAGGAGGGTAGTAATCGTCGTCATCCATATATACTAATATTTCACCACGCGATTTCTCGTGCAACAAGTTTCTCTTTTTACCCAGAGTCATTTTATCTGTAAACTTGAAATATTTAACCCGTGGATGCGAAGCAATCAAATCTTCAATAGGATCAGTACCATCATCAATAACAATCCATTCCATTCGATCTTGCGGATAGTCTTGGTTATTAAAACACGAAATCATTGCCTGAATAAACGGACGACGATTAAAGGTTGGCGTACATACACTCACAAATGGATACTTTTTAAAGTATTCAGGACTTGACTTAGTTACTTCACTAGAAATAGCAGTAGCGGTACTATTCGTTTTACCTTTGGGCATATTATAAGTTTATTATCTTAAATACTATATTAACTTTTATATAGTATTTCAACACATATTATCATAAAAACAAAGAGACAGTAATATCAGACTAGTAGTCTATACAGTTTTAACGGCAGAACTTGCATTTGCCGCTTCTTCTGCTGCTTTTGCTGCTGCTTTTGCTTTACGCATATTAATAAAATCTGTTAATTTTGGCCAAAATAATATACCAAGTACAACTAATACAGTAGATACTGCATACACTGCGAATTCGATTTCATTTTCGTTGTTATCATACTCAGTACCAATGATAACGATAATAATCACATTAAAAATGAAAAATATAATAGGTATATATCTTGTAAAAATTTCGAAATAATAACTGAAATCATTCAATAATGGATAAAATATAAAAGATCCGATAAACTGAACAAACTGCAAGCAAGATACAACCGCAGGAATTAGTCCCATAAATCCCATTCCTGTGATAAAAGTCCACAAGAGTCCACCGCCCCATGTCTTTATTTTCTCATCAGGTAAATGTTGCGTTTTATGACTAATCATACCTATAATCGTAAGAAGAAATGATGGACCTAATGCGAAATACATAAATAATAATATGAATACCAATAAACCAATAATTAGCATAAATGGTTCGAGATATTCCCCAACTCCGGTAAGAGTTTCTACGTAACCGCGTATTAGATTAATCAACCCAATCACCTTGATCAAATATTCTCTGCTTTTTGAAAAATGAAACACAAGTGTATTATTGATCCATTGTTTGAATCTTGTCTTTAAAAACAAAAGATCAAATATATCACCATCGTCTTCGCTATCATTTTTTTTTTTAGTTTCTTCGTACTCTTCCTTTGTTAAACAAAACATTTTAAAAATTAGTTTTTCCATTAGAATGGACGCTTCTAAGAAATAATATTTTAGACCTTTACTATTATCTCCTTTACTTGTTGTATTTTCGTGAATATGTCCAAAATCTGCATTGGTAGTATCACACGACTTATCCGGCTCTGTCGGGCATTCTGAATATTCAGATCCAATTGTATAACAATATGGCCATTTTGCTGGCGAAAACGGAAATAATTTATCTAACCCCTTAACTTTACCAGATATTGAATCGCGCCCTTTCTCTGCGTAGAATAATACATTCACAGCCAGTATAGAGACAATCATCAAATATAAAAAAGAGTAGGCAATATCCTCCGATACCGACGCTATCTTATTTAATTTCAACTCACTCGTAATTCCCGACATTCTAAACAATGATAGACTTTATTCTAGACTTTAATCTAATATATATAAACAATTAATATTTTCCGTTATTATGATTATATATTATGAATATTTATTTTTCACAAATTTATCTATCTAGCATACATCAATCCGCAATTTCCAGAAATAAACGTTAGAACATTATATCGTTCTTCCAATATGTGTAAATCATATGTATAATGATAAATATTTATGTTTGGTTTATTTATTCCGATTACTTCATTTGTTAATGGGTCGCATATAGTTCGGACTACCGCATTTGAGTCTAAAGGAGGATATATCGTGCTTAATTCTAACTCAATTTGATTAAATTTACTCATATTTATAGCGCCGCTAGGCTGCGTATCGTATGGATCTGTATTCATACAAAAATTATAACAGTATATACCGGGTTTCGCATTACCACGTGTTCTAGTATATTTTTCGACATAATTGTATATTCCGGCATCTAAAATATTCTCTCTGTATTTACCATTCAATGAGATCCCCATAGTCAACAATATATCGCGTTCATTTTCGATTTGAAAATCACCTGTGATGTGTAATCCGGTTAAACGTGAATCCACCGGATTAATTCCTGGTCCAATACCGTCATTTTTTCCAAATTTATCAAAATAATACCGATCATTTGGATAGTCGACCGTCCATTTTTCTGGACGGTTACTCAAATCACCACCAGCAGTAGTAGAAATATTTTCATACGAAGGAAGACCGCATTTCCAATTATCGTCGACTGGTGCAGGAATAATATCATACGGCATATAGTTATACGGCCAATTCGAGTAATTACTCCATTCGTTACGTAAATTAACGTCACTTCTCTGGAAAAATAATGACCACGAAGAAACCATCCCCATAGAATTCTCGATTTTTACCTTTTTATTCCCAGTCACATCGTTAAATGTCCAATCATAATAGGACTTAATAAGATATTTTTGTTGATTCGCTGCGAATATTTTAGATTCGTCATCAGATAGAAAACAATATGTTGATATAAGATGTACGTCAGCATTCCAATCTGTTCTGATATTCGCATAGGAATCAAGTGTTAAATCTATACTTGGTGGCGGATGCAAAAAACGCCACATTTGGTGTTTCGGATTCGAAAAATTAGGTTGAACTATCGGCCAATAATTATCAGGATCACTCACATCTCTTATCGTAAACAACTCACGAACAGGACGTAATGTGATATCGATCTGCAATTGGTTATATTGAAGACACACTAAAGGAAACGCCATTTTGGATGAAAGTGTGAACCAAGCATTAATCGGTATATATAGCTTACGCCCACGTATGGACGGTTCTGCACCCGAAAGATTATCACTGCGATATGCATTTGGATACTGATTTAAACGTGCACCAGAGCATCCAGGATTGTATAATTCAGGAACATTACCAGTCATTTGATCATATAAATCTCGCTTCGTTTTATCAAAATCACGCTCTACCATAGCCATCAAATTGTGACCACTATATTTTTGAAGAGTCATTCCACCAACAGATATCACGATTTCTTTTATCATTTGTGTACCAATATTCTCAATCCATCGAAATTCATACGGCGCCCACATCTGACCCTTCGTCTCCGGAGGATATATCGGACTCCATATTGAAGGTAGTGTAACACAAATATATGTATCCATTAATAACTCCGCATATCTCGGCATATAAAATGTGAATTTGGATTCCTCAGTTAATCTGAGTTTTTTTTGCCCATCAAAGTCAATTCTAAACTTTTGAAGCCCAAAATTTGTATATTTAAGATATGTGCTTTTAAAAAATGATTTTTTAGGATTACCATTTAGTATAACATTTTGATTTCCAGTGGCTATAAGATTTAGTAACCCACCAGTCATTTTACGTATGTGATTAACTAAATTAGTATACTATTATAATCTATTAGTATAACTTTATATAAAAATATATAATTTCTAATAATTATATACTGAATATATAACATATTCATTTATAAAGATATTCATTTATATAAGATATTGAAGTATATACGATAATAAAGATTATACGAGAAGATGAATTTAAAAAAATACAAAGAGGAAATTATATTCATATTCGCAGTTATTTTAATACTAGCATCCTGGAAAATAGCAGGAGCAATCATACAAATGTTTAATGATCAAAAATCAAGAAACAACAAAGTAACCGAAGGTATACAAATGAGCGAGGAAGAGCGTAAAAAAACCGAAAATATCATTAGTGAAACAGATCAAATATTAGCTGACGCGAATCAATTAATCGCGCAAAATGCACTAAATTCATCCGCAAAAACAAATGTTACTAATGGTTTCACAGTGGAAGGCTTTATCACAGTTAATACTGATAAAACCGGTAAATTATTAACAAGCGAAGATTATTCATTTCAAACAAGCGAGAATGATATGACTATCAACCAACGAAATCACTCTGCAACAATATATGACCATCAATATGCGCATCAAGAACCATTTTCTTCGTCAAATAATTTAACCGATACAATTATAAATTTTGGTAATGTTGGAAAAGAAGGTTTAGAGAATAAAAACGACAAAAAAGAAAAAACGAGTAAAGAAAAAAAGGTAAGAATATCATCATTGACTGATGTGAATATGAATACATTAAAATTACGTGATTATTATGTGAAGTCTTCATATAATTCATTTAATACCGATGATTTCGACTACTCAACGATAAGTATGGATGCTTGTATCCACGTATTATCGCGCGGTTGCCGGTTTATCGATTTTGAGATATATTCAATTGATAA